AAAAGCCCACAAGCTAACTCGCACCGACCCCAAAGAAAAGGTTGACGCATCCGGCTACACGCCGCCCGATGCTTTGGATGCCGACGTTAAGACCGGCATGCGTCCGGTGTCGCGTCGCCAGTTTAAGAAGGGCGGCAAGGTTGTTGGTGCCGTTGCTGGTGAACATGCGAAGCAACACGCAGGCCGCAAGCCACGCCAGTCTGGCGGCAAAGCGATGACGCCCGACAATATGATTAACCGCAATTCAAAAGAAGCCAACGAAGGCCGCGATGGCAGCAAACACATTGGCGGCCTAAAGCGTGGCGGTCGCGCTCACAAGATGGGCGGTGGCGCTATGATGCCGCCCGGTGCCGGTGCTGGCCAACAGGTAGACCCGCGCATGCTCGCCCTCCTCCTGCGCGCCAAGATGGCGGCTGGACGTGGTGCGCCCGTGGGTGCCGGCGCTCCCGCTGGTCCTGGCATGGGTCCGATGAAGCGTGGCGGCAAAGCCGAACACGACGACGCACGCGAAGACCGCGCCTTGATTAAGTCGATGGTCAAAGGCAAAGCGTTGACGGGCAAGGCTGAGGGCGGTGCATTGAGTGCGCCGTCTGCTTATCACGTCATTGACCGCCACACAGGTCAAGTCGTAGGAAAATATAAGAGCGGCGTCCGCGCAAGTAATGTCGTGGACAAAAAAGACAACGAATACGGAGCGTCTCGCTACTCCCGCAAGCCGATTTACGACAAAGACGAGCCGATCGAACGGAACAGCGGAGGCCGCGCCCACAAATACGATGGTGGCGAAGCAAAGGGTCCGGAGAAAAATGACGATTACACCGCTGGCGATTATATTCGCGGGATCCTGAAGCCCGTCCCGGTTAAAGATACCGTCTTGCGTCCTGACCCCGAAAAACCCGACCTTAAGGCGATGCCGAAGAAACGTGGCGGCGCTCTAAGTGTGTCTGACGGCCAGCTTCAGGGCACGCGCCCGATGCCGGGTGGCCGTATGGCGCGCAAGGATGGTGGCCGAGCCAAGGGTAAGACCAACATCAACATTATCATTGGCACCGGCAAAGCCGCAGATGGCCAGATGCCCGGCATGATGCCGCCGCGCCCCCCTGGCGTGCCTGTCGCTGTTCCGCCCCCAGGCCCGCAAGCTGGCCCTCCCGGCGGCGCGCCTCCGATGCCGATGCCGCCCCCAGGCGGACCGCCTCCGATGGGCATGCCTCCGATGGGTATGCCGCGCAAGTCGGGCGGTCGCACCATTAAAATGGAGTATGGTAGCTTGAGCGGCGAAGGCCGTTTGGAAAAAATCCGCAAATACGGCAGGTAAAGTATAAATACTGGTATTTGCCAAATTGCATTGCGGGCGGTAACATACAAATGTTGCCGCCCGTTTTGTATTTGTGGAGCAAGTATTATGCTTACTTATAATATGTTATTTGAAAAAGAAGTGCGCAAACTTATACTGCAACGCATTGAAGCAGCTAAAGAAAACCTGTCTTACGGGCACGCGGAAAACTATCAAAAAGAAGTTGGAATTATTAGCGGACTTAGAATGTCCCTTGATATGTGCGACGAGGCCAACACATCTGTTGCCAACACTTAGACCTTTTTTAACAAACTTGGAGATACACATGCCGTTTATGCTTATGTCACACGACAAAGAACCAAAAGAAACACTTAAGAAAGAAATCGGATCAGTTGATACTATTGAAATCTTTAATAACCAAGTATTGGTTGTGGTCTATGTTAGGCCAGAAAAGACTAAAAGCGGTATTATCTTGACTAGCAACACTAGAGATGAAGATCGTATTCAAGGAAAAGTTGGTTTGGTTCTAAAAAAAGGCCCGCAAGCTTTTGTTGATCCAAGCAATACTTGGTTTGGCGACGTTGATATTGAAATTGACGACTGGGTTTTCTATCGTCCGTCCGATGGTTGGAGTGTGACTATCAATGGCGTTCTGTGCCGCGTTCTAGATGATACCAACATCCGTGGCCGCATTCAGAATCCCGATCACGTTTGGTAATGGAGAATACAATGGCAGATGAAGCCCTAGATGAAGTCGTTAAGGTAGAAGAGGCTCCGGCAGAAGTTATTAAAATAACCGAGCAAGAGCCAGAAACCGACTTTGCCGCAAGCATTGAACACCTTAAGCGGCAATTGGAAGAAGAAAAGCAGGCTCGCGTTTTTGCCGAGCGCCGGGAACGAGAGGCGCAATCTCGGGAATATGCGGCACGCAACACCCAGGCCGATACCGAATTGCAGTTGGTCAACAACGCGATCCAGACGGTATCGACCAACACCAACATTCTAAAATCGTATTACGCAGAAGCGATGCAGGCCGGTGACTACAGCCGAGCCGCCGAAATCCAACAGGAAATGTCTTCAAACGAAGCCAAGCGCCTGCAATTGGAGAATGGCAAGGCGGCTATGGAGTCTGCGCCCAAGCAGGAACCGCCCCGACAGCACGCGGACCCGGTAGAGGCGTTGGCATCGCAGCTTACGCCGCGTTCTGCCGAATGGATCAGACGCAATCCTCAATTCGCGCGGGATCAGCGCCTATTCCAGAAGATGATTAACGCTCACAACAACGCTATTTCTGATGGTATTGCGCCAGATAGCGATGATTACTTTGCGGAAGTTGAAAGTATCCTTAAAATCAACCGCAATTCTACGCCGGTTGAGCATGATGAGCCATCCAATCAGGCCGCACAGGTAACGCAACGGCGCGTTTCTCCTGCGTCTGCGCCAGTTACTCGCACTCCGGCTGGCTCTGACCGTCAAACAACCGTGCGGCTATCTGCTGACGAGCGTGAAATGGCGTCAATGATGAAAATGACGCCGGAAGAGTATGCGAAGAACAAACTAGAGCTTAAGCGAGCCGGCAAAATTAACTGAAAGGTCTGAAAATGAGTGGAACTACCTCGCGTCGCGCAATGAAATCATCGCAACGCAGCGTATTGCAGCAGGTTATGAATGAACCGGAGCAGGAAGACGCGCCCGTTGTGACAGATATCAAGGTTCCTGATGCCCCGCAACGCGCGGCTATGCGACAGGCCATGCGCGCTGACGATCCTCGCGAACGCGCTGCCAAACGTGCCGCAGAATTGCGCGGTAACATTGGCGATATGGATGAAGGTAACGATGAGTTTTTCATTCCGCAGCATATTATCCCTGACGGCTGGACGTATGAGTGGAAGCGCCGCACGGTTCTAGGTCAGGAAGACCCTGCGTATCAGGTTGCGCTGGCCCGCAAGGGATGGGAAGCGATTGATGCGGCTCGACACCCTGAGATGATGCCAATCGGTGCGCGTGGCGTTGTTGAGCGCAAGGGAATGGTCCTAATGGAACGCCCCAAGGAAATCACCGACGAAATTCGCCAGATTGAGAAAAAGAACGCGCGCAATCAGGTTCGGGCTAAAGAAGAACAGCTTAATTCCGCGCCAGATGGTCAATTTGGGCGCGATCATGCTAATGTTCGACCGAATATTAAGAAAAGCTACTCGCCTATTGCCATTCCAGGAGACGAATAAAAGTAATGGGAAGTAAAAGAAGTTAAAAATATCTTTTACTTCCCATTGTGTTTGTGTATGTTCTCGATTAGCGGGGTTTAACCCTCCCAAACGCCTCGGGGCTTTGGTATCGCTCTCTCCCGGTTTCCCATCGCCCCGGCGCGCGATGATGGAGCCTCCTTTGTATAGGAGAACCCGTCATGGCGAATACGTTCGCACCAAACGGTTTTCAGCAGTATCAGGGCACCGGCTCAGTTCCGACTTACGAACAGACCCAGGCAATTATTTCTCCCTCCAATACTGCCCCGATCTTCTTTGGCGACCCGGTTGTTCCGGCTGCTAGCGCCACTGGCGTAGGCACCGGATACGTTACGCAGGGTTATGGCCCGGTAGTGCTGACCGTTGCCGCAACTGCCATTGTGATTGCTGCAACCGGCATCATGACGGTTACGTTTAGCGCGGCCACGTCTGGCGTTGGCAACCTCCCGACTACGCCGAATACTTGGGCACCTCCGGTCGGCGCGACGCTGCTTATCGTTGGCGCGACATCTGCCGGCGTTGGCAACTTGAACGGTGCCTTTACTGTCACATCGTCCACCACGACCACTGCCGTCTGCACCTTCGTTGGTGCTTCGGGCGCGATCACCTCGACCGCCTCCGGCGTTGTTACGGTTATTGTTCCGGTGGCTGGCGTGTTTGTCGGGTGCAAATACCTTTCGACCTCGCAGAAGCGCACCAACTGGTCTAACTATTGGCCCGGTTCGGACGCTACCGGCGACGTGACCGCCTACGCCATTACCGATCCCAATGCGCAATTCCTTGTGCAGACTGCCAACTCCAACACTACCGCAACTGCGGTTGGTATTGCTGGCGTCGGCAATAACATCGGTTACGGCTACAACGACTCGGTTGCTACTGGCGAGACGAACGGGAACACCTCTACTGGCGTTTCTACTTTCTTCGCTGACCAGTTCGCGCTTACTGCCAGTGCGGCAAATTCGTTCTTGCCGTTCCGCATTATGTCGCTCGCCAACTATACGCCGGGTTCTGTCAGCCCCTTGGCGACCATCAACGGCAATGACGCAACCACTGGCTACAACCGTATCGTTGTTGGGTTCAATAACTCAATGCCGCGCGGCTTTGCTGGCATCTAAGGGAGTAGGGACCAATGGCCGTCAATCTTTCTGCTATTAAAGACCTTCTCCTGCCGGGCTTGCGCGGCATTGAAGGCAAGTATGAGATGATCCCGTCGCAGTATGACCGGATTTTCACTAAGCACGACTCGAAGCTTGCCCTCGAACGCACCGCCGAAATGCGGTTCCTTGGTTTGGCGCAGTTGAAAACTGAAGGCGGTCAGACCGCTTTTGACAACGGCGCTGGCGAACGGTTTGTTTATAATCAGGAGCATTCTGAAATTGCTCTCGGTTATGCCATCACTCGCAAGGCGGTGGACGACAACCTCTACAAGACCCAGTTCCATCCGTCGAACCTTGGCCTGATTGAATCCTTTCAGCAGACCAAGGAAATCTACGGCGCGAACATTCTGAATACGGCCACGACCTACAACAACAACGTTGGCGGTGATGGCGTTGCACTTTGCAGCGTCTCGCATCCGATTGACGGCGCTGTTGTTGCCAACCGTCCGACGACTGACGTTGATTTGAACGAGGCGACCCTGCTTAACGGCATGATCTCCATTCGAACCAACTTCAAGGACATGGCTGGCCTTAAGGTGTTTGGGCGCGGTCGCAAGCTGGTTGTTCCGCCGCAGTTGGAACCGGTCGCTATTCGTCTCACTAAGACCGAGTTGCGCCCCGGCACATCGGATAACGATGTCAATGCCATCATGACCACTGCCGGCGGGTTGCCGGAGGGTTATATGGTCAATGACTTCCTGACCTCCGCCTTTGCATGGTTCCTGCTGACGAATATTGACGGCCTATCGTATATGGAACGCGTAAAGTTCGAAACCGATATGCAGGTTGATTTTGTCACAGATAATTTGTTGGTGAAGGGCTACGAGAGGTATAGCTTCGGCTATTACAATTGGCGTTCGATTTGGGGCAGCTTCCCGACTTCGTAATACCTTAAACCCTCGCCTTAAGGGCGGAGGTTTATTCTAAGCAAGGAGCTTCCTTATGGAAATTAATGGCGGCGTATATCCTAACCCGAACGGCAGCCCTATTTGGCCCGGCGCGTCGTTTACTGGTCCGCTTATCGCCGGCAACGTTGGTAACAGCGATGGCACGAACGTGCTTGCAGGCGTGGGCGAAACGACAGGTCAGGCGAACCAGGGCTACGTCAATATGGCGCAGACGGTTGTGGTCAAGCAGCCGACATCTGGCGCGACGACGGTAGCGACTGCTATTGTTATTCCGGCACAGAGCCAGATTACCGACATTTATGCCATGGTAACTGTGGTGCAGGCGGGTGGAACCTTTGGCTTGGGGACGACTGTTAGCGCGACGGCTTTTACTTCTGCTTCTACTGCCGTTAGCGTTGCCACTCTTGGCCAGATTACTGTTTTGCCGACTGCAAACCTGACGCAGATTGCTAACTGGGACAACGTCGGCAATACCGACGTGCAAGTTTTGGTTACTTTTGCTGCTACTGGTTCCGCCTCTGTTACTCTGACCGTATTTTACGTTCAGGGCATTAACCTCGCGTCGTAATAGGAGTTTCCCATGAAGGGTCATAGCGAACATCACGGCGTGCATGCTCTTGCCGCCCACGGCGTCCACAATGCGCGCAAAGCACGCAAGGCGGGCGGCAAGGTTGAGGATGACATTGTCGGCACCGGCAAGGGTCATGAGGCCGCTACGGACGGCTATAACGAAGCTGAAAAAGACCTTCGCGAAAAACCGGAACGCCGCAATCACGCGCCAAAAATTATGGATGAAGCGGAGCGTATGGGCGAACGCAAGAATGGCGGTCGCGCTCAACGTAAACGCGGTGGCGCTGCCATGAAGCACGTTGGCGCTGTTGCTGGCGATATGGCGAAAATGCACGCAGGTCGCAAACCTCGCAAAGCTGGCGGGCGCGCTTCGTCCGACACTAGCCCGTTCACTTCGGCTCGCCACGGCACTGCTGCCAAGGGTCGCAAGGTTGAACCGGAAACGATGTGCTAGAATAGACTATAAATGGATGCGGGGTTAAAATCCTGCATCCATTGTGTTACTGTTAAAGGTAGCGCCTCGATCCAATAGCAGGATCAACCTTGCGTTTGAGTCGCTGGGGTGCAATTGCTAGAAGGATGATAAAATGCGACCTATTACTGTAAAAGTTGGCCCGTTGGTGACTGCCAGTGCAAACAACATTTGTTTGTCGCAGTCTGTTTCTGGTGCCGGCTCATTCATTCTAAATGGAACACTTGTAAGCGGCGGCGTTGCAACGCTAGACGCTCCGCGCCGTGTATTGATTACCTCTGCTGGTAATGATAGCGCGGTAAGCTTTACAATTACCGGAACCACTTATAGTAATTCAACCACATCAGAAGTAATTTTAGGTAGCAATGCTTCGTCAGTATATACAATTACTGACTTTCTTACTATTTCGTC